TTCAGCCACGGGCTGTTCAGCGTTGGTCACGGACTCAGGCTGAATTACTTTTTCTTCGATTGCCATAAATTAATTTTCAGTAGGTGTTTCAGTTACAACTTTTGCTTTGGTTACTTTCTTTGCAGGTTTTTTAACTTTTTCTTTTGATGCCTCAGAGGCGTGTTCTGCAAGTTCCCACTTATAAGATCCGTCAGATTGAAGAACCTTGTCCAAAGATTTAGCCATAGTTTTGAAGTACTTATTTAATATTCTAGCAGCTTATTCAGGTTTGGCCTCATTAGCGTTAGGCAACACTTCACCTTGCACCAAAATATCTCTAAACTCCTCTCTATCAATGACTTGCTGATCGAATAGTGATGTTAAGGCTGTAATATCCTGTCCGATCAATCTTTCTATGTCGAAGTCTCTGCTGATTTTTACTTCGGGTGGTTCGATTCCAACATATTGAGCCGAGAGATTGAAAGCCTTTTGAAGTTTTTGCTCTAATTCCATAGATACCATTGCGAGCATGGAGTTAGTGTCTACTCGATCCAATCTCCTAGCATCTGCTGATTCTGCTACAAACTTCTGTTGTGATAATGTACTGATTCCTAAAGTAGCCATCTGCATTTGTAATTCTTTAATCTCAGCAGATTGAGCATCAAAAGCACTTGAAGCTGGTTCTACATAATAAACTTTATTTCCAGGCTGAGTTGCCATCGCATAGTTGACAGATATAGCTAAATCCTTTGTCTGGTCATCATATCCTTCCATTACAAGCATTGGTTGTGATGCAACATGCAAACTATGAATCAGATCAGCCTGTCTTTGAAAATGTGCAAGATTCAAATATGCAATATCTAATAAAGGTGGTTTACTTACTAAATTATCTGTCTTGCCAGAATAAATAGTAACTAATGGTATTTCACCAAGAGAGAAACTACCAGATTCTACCTGTGCATAATCTTTCTGTGTTGTAGCAACTTCAAATTCACCAACAGAACTATTATCAGAAACGTCATACATTTCTTCAATCTGTTCTTTTTTACGAAAAACTCTATATCTTCCAGGTTCTATAACTCTTATCTGATCGAAAACCTTTTCACCAAACTGACCACTTGGTAATACTGCTTTTTCAGCGATTCTTGCCTGTACTAAATTACCATAGTTTGTCTCTCTATCTAATCTCCAACCATATAAATTCGTAGGATCTACTTCTATCCAATATGGTCTGCGATCCTGTGCTCTCTCTTCAGCCAAACTTCTCGCTCCAGAAGGTGCTGGATAATCAACAAGGATATGACTTTGACCATAAGTTAAAGAACACATAAGTATTCTTCTTGCATATTCATCTAAATCTGATTTACAACCATCAACATCCATCTTGAACATTTCTGTCCAATAAGGATCTCCTGTTAATGTTATAGGTTTACGAAGAACTAAACCTGTAGCTGCTCTTATTAATCTCTGTGTAAAAGGACTAAATACTGCTCTATTTACTCTTGCAAGGTAAGCATCAAAATCTTCTCTTGGTTCTAAAGGTAAAAATGCCTCACTGTTCTGTCTAAGGTAATCAGTACCTTCAGTGACAGCTTTCATTATTTCCCACCCTTTCATCATATCTAAAACTGCTCTAGTTCTAGTAAAAGGACTATCTTCACCTCCTGCTGAAGTAGATGAAACTATATTAGTTCTGATTGGACCAGGTACAGCATAGGTCATTTACGACACCTCCATTTTTTTAAAGCTAACGCTTTTCTAGTAGGCCTTCCTTTTTTATCTTTAAGTGGTCCAGGCATCCCAGACATCCTTGCACAAAAAGATGCTCTTCTTTTCGCTGCTTTGCTACCAGGTTTTACTTTTCCTGTAACAGGTGCTTTTAGATTACTACCTGTGGCACGGTTGTATTTTGCACGACCTTTTGCAGTTAATCCCCCCGTCTTGGATTTCTCTCCTCTGCCTACACTTAGATTTACCTGTTTACGTTTAGCCATTATTTACCTACCTTTGCTTGTGCCTTTTTATGGGCTTGAGTAAAAGTATCTCCTGCTCTCATG